CTATTGATCACAGTAGCAAATGCAGTCACTGTGCCAGTTCCCACAGTGACCAGTGTACCGTTGATCAACATGTTGTTGCCGGTGGTCAAGCTTGTGGGAGCATTTGCACTGACTATAGTGGGCCAAGCTGTTTTCCAATCGTCGCTGCCAACTAATACCCATGTATTGTCCCAACGCTTGTAATAACCAAATACATACTCACCTTGAATTGTGATTGCATAGTCACCAATGCTGCCAATTGAATCAATCGGAGTTCCGTCAGCTGCTGGATCTGATCCGTTACCGCCTTCAACATCTGCTGAATCAGTTAGAACCAGAGGTACTTTGTTGGTAAATGTTGCAGTGGTTTGATTCCACTCAAAAATACCCCAGGTTGTAGTGCTGGTGTCTACCCAGTAATCACCGTTAGCAGGTGCGCCGACAGGACGACTCAAGCTAGCTGTAAGCTCTGTCAGATCAATATCTACTCGTTGAACATATGCACGGTTTGTGACTCCCAGGGCTGAATAAGCAGCAAGCAAGCCGTATTCATTGAGTTCATAACCGTTGATTGCAGTACCAGTTGTGGTATTGTAGAAGAATGGCACACCAAACGTGGCTGCCAGATCACGCTGACTGGTGATCAAATAAGTTTTATTGGCATTTGCAGCAAGTGTACCAGCAGCAACAGTGATACCGTCGCTGGATACTTTGTTTTGTGCTGTGGCAACTACAAAGTAGGGTACTGTGTTTACTGCTGAAGGGATGTATTGACTCTCGTCAATTACTATTACTTCTACGCCTGGTGATACTAGAGCCATGTTATGGTTTCCTTTTCAAGTTGTAGATATTTATAGGTATATTCAAAAAAAGGTGTTCTACACTGCCCTTACTGTAAGGTCCGTGACTAAATATGCACATGCGACCCATTTGCCCAGCCTGTAATCAACGACCACGAGCAATCAACTGCTATCGAGATGATAAAGTGTACTATCGCAGCCGCTGCGAAACCTGTGTGAAAAAAAACAAAAAAATAAAGTCGCCTGTGCCCAGATGGCAACTCAGCGGATACAAGAAAAAACCCACATGTGATCGATGTGGGTTCAAGGCCAGGCATGCTTCCCAGCTATTGGTGTGTCATGTTGATGGGAATCTCAACAATTCTGAACTACGCAATCTCAAAACAATATGTCTAAACTGTGTAGCTGATCTAAAACGTTCAGATTCTACTTGGCGTCGGGGTGATCTCGAAGTAGATTCTTGACCTGTTCGTACAAGTCGTCTAGGGTGCCGTTGTTGTCCAGCACAGCGTCAAATTCAGTTCCAACCCAGCTATATTCGCTGGCATGAACTCCCATTTGATCTAGCTTGCTTTTACCAATGCTCCATGAACTATTTCCATTGGGGCCTCGGTTATAGGACACTGCTGCATCGTACCATTCAGGTTCGGGACCACGACGTACACGCACAACCATACCGCCAGCATTTTTAATAGATTTGATTTCGTTGGGAAATCTGCAATCACTGATCACAATGTCATCTAGGCTGTTGCGCAGTTTGTTTTCTAGGCTAGCAATCCAGATATCGTCGTGAAATCCTCGTCGACATACTTCTGTGCCCCACAATTGTAACATCAATCTTGGGGTCAGATTGGGCATATTCAACCGTTGTGCCCACCACGGATCCACTTGTTCTCGCCACTCCCGGGCTTGCTTGGTGCGCCCTTCTAGCATGGTTCTATCCCAGTCAAACACTTGTGCCACTGCATCTTTTAGTGTGTTGGCAAAACTTTCCCGTCGAAAGTGATGTAAATTTACCAGGTAATCTGCAACTGTATCTTTGCCAGTGCCAATGAATCCGCAAATTCCAATAATCATCGTAGTTCCTTGATATTTAGATGTTTGAGTGTGAGTTGCAGCATGTCAATTTGACGCTTGCAATCTTCTAGCGCATGGTGGCTGGTTGGGGGCTTGGGCAGATCAGGATACAGGCTATACACTGTTCTAGCATCGCGAACTTTGTAGAATTGCCAGGGTATGGGTTTGCCAAAACTTTTGTAGGCATGCTCGATAATGTTCATATCGTAGGTGGGACCGTTTGCCCAGATCAAATTACTTTGCCAAATAAATTTAGACAATTCGTCCAGTGCTTGATCCAATGGGATTCGATCTGTTTCGCCAAAAGCTTCTTCCCTTGCAGCTTCGGGCTGTGAGGCCCACCAATCAATTGTGTCTTGTTGTATGCTACGACTTTCTTGGCTTTCCAATGTGATCCTGGCATAGTAATGCCGAGCATGGTAACCTTGGCCAAGAGGGTCAAAGCTCTGAGCTGCAATAGTCAGGATTGTGGTGTCTGGTCCTGTGCCCAGGCCTTCGATATCGATCATTAAGTCTGCCATGTTGTAGTATAGCAGATTTTTTAGGAGTTGTGTAAGGTAGTTAACCAATTACCCAAGTTAACGGCTGCGAGGCATCCACATACATTTTGAGTTGCTCAATCAAATCTGTCATAGATTCTTTGGCTTCAGCTTTCATTGCTGCACCGTTGAGACTGCCACCGCCTTGTGGTCCTGCAATACTGGCAAACTTTTCACGTGCTTCACCAATGATCATTTTACAGTTGGCTACCATGTAGTCCTTGATCCATTGTTGAATTTGAAAGTCTTGCAGCAAATGAATTTCGGGTTTGAGCTGCCAGGTCCAAAGCAGCACATTTTCACCAGTGCCTTTGGGGTCACGGATCAACTGTAGCTTTTTGCTCACAGGGTTCCAGGTATAGTTCATGAAACCGCCGAACATACGTGCTGCAAGTTCAACATACTGGGTATAAAAATCATATGTGGCCAGGCCGCCGGCCACGTTGAAGTTCATAAGGTAAACGTTGATCGACGCTTGTGCAAATGGATCAAAGTTTGATGCAAACGGGCCTGTGGAGTTTCCGAACTGACGTCGAAATACTTGTTGCACTTGAACCACTTCTTGTGGCAGTGTATAAATGTTAACGTCCTGGATCAGTTCCATGAAGATGTAGGCTTCTTCATAGGCATTGGTGGCACGTTGACGATACGTGCCTATGGTTTTCTGGTAGGCAGCTTCGTAGTGCGCAGGATCCAGTTCAATATCAATAATTTGATCCGCTAACTGAAGCTTGACATATTCAATTAGGTTTTGCTTCAGTTGCGGTAGTGTATTTTCGCTCATCGGGGGAACTCCGTTCCCCCTTATTTACCAAGCTTTGAGGATGATCAAGTTCTCAGTGCCACGTCCGTTCCAGGGTGTTTCAGTAGTACTGAGCTCTTTGAACAGCTTGCGGGCCGCTGGTTTGCCCGCAATTGTAATAGCCTTTAGAGAGTCAGCTGGCTTTCGCAGAGTCTTTTGCTGAGTGTCTACTGTGCTGAATCCAATGATTGAATTTGACTTTACAGTAAATGCCTGAGCATGCGAGTCAGCAACAAGGTGAATCAACTTGCGTTTTTTGGTATCATACAGCCAAGCTTCTGATTTGTCCACAAGACTTGCAGCCGGCAAACCTTTGAGTTTGAGCTCTGCAAATTCTACAAGGTGCTTGAACTTTGCGGCACGTTTTTCTGGGGGCACTGCTTTGACTTTGCGGGGCTTGCGTTCCACTTTCTTGATCTGCACATAAGCACCGCAGTCAGAAATAACCAGTTCGCAGAATTTAATGACATTTCGAATCTGCACCTTGTTGAGATTGCTGTACGCTTCTACCAGTTGTGCATCTTTGCCTTCTTGCAGTGCTTCAAATTCCACAAGTTTGCGCTTCCAAATATCAGCAATCATGCTCACCATTTGGGGCACAACGTTCATGCCACGGATCAACATAATAGGTTGGTAGTCTGCATTGAGCTTGGCGCCGCCAGCAATGAACTCATCAAACAAGCCATCAAGTTCACCAGCACAGTCCCGGACTTTTTCGCGCAGTCGATCTTGAATAGTGATCTTGGGCACAACTTCTGCTTCTGTTGGCTCTACTTCTTCGTCTTGCTTTGTTGCAAGAATCTCTTGCAACATGGTATTCAGCTTGGCTTTTTCGCTGTCTTCCAGCTCTAGACCCACTAGACTCATGCGGCACAACCAACCTGTGGTGAGACGAATAGCAGAATCTGGAACTCCTTTAAGCAGTCGAACATCTGCTTTGCGATTGTGCTGTTCCAAGTAGTTTACAATCATGTCTCGCGCATCCTTCTTGCCATAGAAGTAATTGTACCATGAAAATGCTTTGCTCATGGCGCTGATGCGATTTTGTTCTGGCTGAATTGCCCAAGTGGGTTCTCCGCCAAGAATGTTTGTGTCTGCGCTACGTGGATTCAGCAGTTTGATAGTTTTCACAGGGGCTCCTTTTGCATCAATGTTGTAATTATAGCAGATCAGCTAATTTTGGTCAAGTCGGCACAAAGTAGTACTAAAGTAAGATCTGACTCGCGGCGAAATGTGATCCAGTAGGGCCTGCCAATATCACGATCATAACGACTGTTTCGTTCGCCGTAATAACTGTACCAGTCATGCTCACGCAACCAGCCGCCACCCTGCAACCGGGCTCGACAGACTTTTTCAATTGCTCGAATTTCGTCACTATAGCCATTGGCAAACCGCAGGGCCACTGTGTGCCCATGCTCTTTGAATTGACGGAATCTACGGTTTAACTTAACTACTTTCATGCCCAAATTATAGCACTTGCTGAATTATTGGTCAATGGTCCCATAAATACTAAACTATGCCACGTTTAAGCCTATACCGCCCAAATCGAACACGCGATTACCAGTTCCTGGATCGCACCATCTCCGAGATGTACACCGTTGGAGGGTTAGATATTTTTGTTCACAAGTACATGGGCCCACAAACTGGTGGCGAAGATTCAGCTTTTTCAGGCAATGCTGATGCTACTCAGCCAGTGTATGACGAGCTCAATCCCTTAAACATCCAAGACTTGCTGTTGCTGGAAAACCGTGATAGAATTTACGATCAAGATATCTATGTCATGCGTGGTGTTTATCAAACACAGGATGTGGACTTTGACCTTACGCAATTTGGTTTGTTCTTGAACAACGATACCTTGTTTATCACATTCCACTACAATGACATGATTGATACGTTTCGGCGCAAACTCATGAACGGCGACGTGCTTGAAATACCCAACTTAAAAGATTACAATCCATTGGATGCGTCAATTCCGCAGCCACTGCCCAAGTACTATGTGATTCAAGACGCTGCGTTTGCGTCTGAGGGATTCAGTCAAACTTGGTTGCCACACCTGTGGCGTGTGAAAGCCACACCAATGACCAACGGTCAAGAGTACAAAGATATTCTCAAGAAACCTGTGGTCTCTGAACAAATCTGGGATCCAGGCAACTTCTATCCCACAGGCAGCATTGTCAACTATGGCGACGTTTATTATCAAGCTGCGAAACCTACACCAGCAGACACCCCCATCACTGACAATGAATACTGGCAAGAGTACACACCGCCTACTCAAAGTGATGAATTCACCACTCGACCCAAAGATCAGCAAATCAACGATGCTATCCTTACACAGGCCGATGTTGAAGTCCCGTTGTCTGGTTACGACACACAAAAATACTATGTGTTGCCCACCAATATCAACGGTGCACCAGGTGATCCTGAAGGACTCCGAGCAGACGAAACCACACCTACTGTGGACGGCACTGAACCAGGCATGAGTAATGTGCCAAGAGCAGACGGATACACTGTGGGCTATCTCACAGGAGATGGAATTCCGCCCAACGGGTTACCAGTTACAACCGGTGTTGCTTTCCCACTTGGTGCTGTGGACGGAGACTTCTGTTTGAGACTGGATTACTTCCCAAATCGACTGTTCCGCTTTGATGGACGTCGTTGGATCAAGATTGAGGACAAAGTGCGTACAAATCTAAACAATGGCAGCAGTAACGATACTTTGCGCTCCAGCTTTGTGAACAATACATACACTGTGCCAACAACAGACTTGGGCAACATTCCAAGTCGGCAAAGCTTGAGCGAGTTGTTGAAGCCCAGGGCTGACAACGGAGATCAGGACGGAAACTTTCCTCCGAAGCCGTACCCAAACACACGTCCTGGACAGAAATCGAGTTAACGTCATTTTATGGTTTACCATAAATAAACGTATGCATATATATAAGATTACTAACAATATCAATCACAAAATGTACATCGGACAAACCATTCGAAAAAATGCTAAACTGAGATGGTACGAACATTGTGCTTGTGCCCGTGCTGGTAAAAAAAACTATCTGTATGATAGTATTAGACAGCACGGCGTTGATAACTTTACCTGGGAAGTAATTGATTCAGCAGGTAATCTTGATGAATTAAATCTTAAAGAACAACACTGGTTAGATGAGTATAGAAAAATAACAAAAGTTTACAATATCAGAGAAGCTGGAAATAACAAGATTCATAGCGAGCAATCAAAAGAAAAAATGAAAGAGTCTCAACGTCAGGCTCATGCTCGTAGAAAAGCCAACGGTACTGATACCTGGGTTCGACGAGATGGCGGTGCAATGAAAGGCAAAGCTCATCCAAGAAAAGGTACAACAGGAATGTGGTCCATGTCTGAAAGCGCAAGAGAAAAATGCAGACAGGCCAAATTATCCAATAATCCGGGGCGCGGGAAAACTTGGAAAATCATAGATGGCAAACGAGTATGGTTGCCCAAGGAGAACTAAAATTCAGCAATTTTTTTACGATGATCAAATAAGACGCTTCTTGTTACAATTCACAAGAATCATCAGCAACTTTCAAGTTGAGTACGGGCGCGAAGAAAACGATCCCAATAAAATGGCACTGTTGCGTGTTCCAGTTCGTTACGGCGATGCCAGTCGTAACGCTCAAACTATCATTCAAGAAAACTCACGTAACTCTATGCCGTCAAGTCCCCTGATGACATTCTATGTTTCTTCTTTAGATTATGATCGCCCCAGGATGCAGGAACCCTATTTTGTCAGCAAGGTAAATGTGCGCCAACGCACATATGACCAGGTT